TCGTTAACGTCAATAATACTGTGGTTCATATAGAAATAGCTCATAGGTACAATGTTTAAATATGCGCTTGTATGAAAATCTATATTCAATGACCTTGCTTCTTCTTCAGATATTCCATTTTTTCCTGCAACGTCAGGATAATCTAAAACTCTGCTAGGTATATGTATTACTTTTTTAGTAACTTCATCAAAGAATCGTCCTTCACCGGTCGTAATTAAAGAATCTTGTTCGAAATTAGGCAACTGTAATAATCTATGGAGGAATCTCAATCTGAATTCTCTAGGCTTACCACCCAAATATAGAAATTTTTTATTACGTGTTTGTTTGTTAATTATATTTTGTGCAATGGTTTTCACTATTTCGGGTTTACTCATTGGCCCAACTTCAAACATTCCGAACCAAAAGCCAGTGTAACCTCTTCGCTCTAGGGCAAATGATATTTTATAATTATTGTCGCAATAAGATATTATATTTTTTTCAATCTTTAAGAATTCGGTAGTTTCGTCTAATAATGAAGCTACATCTATAGGTGATTTAAATCCTAATATAGGTAGTGTACCAAATGTTTCTGCCTCTACTATATACATCAAACCACATTTTTTATTTCTCAAATCAGCAATAACTTTTGGACTATTTGATTCTATTTTTTCAAGTATTGTATAATCAGTTAAATTTTTAGAAAGTAAATAAAAATTCTGAATAGGGCACAGCACTATATAGAAATCTTCCGATGGTTTAGTTATAAATTCTATGTCAGGTAACTTATTTATAAAGTAAGGGAAACAAGTTGACATTTCTCTAGCTTTACCCAACATCATATCAAAAATCAAAAATTTAACAGTCATACTAATATATAGTCTAACTTAAAATTTTATTTTTTTAATGCTTGATGTGCCATTTGTTTGACTATTTTTTCTTGCTCGTCAGGGGATTCTTCTTGGTCTACTTGTTGACCTTTAAAGATTACTTGGTCATCTTTGATGTTATCAATGATATTGTTGAGTGGTGGATTCTTAACCATATTGTAGATATCACTCTTATCTAACACAAGGCCATTGTCTCTGAAGTAACCAATGAGGTCGTCAGTGGTTACAACAGTTTGAAAGTTATCATCCTTTGCGTCTGCTTCTAGTTGACTTGCAAGTGCTACTAGTTTTACACGCAAAGGATCTTCAAACTCATACAAACGCATAATTATCTTTTGCCGCGGCCTAAGTCTGCAGTTGGTTCCATTTCTGGTGGCTCTTCAGGCAACTCATCGTCAAGGTCAATTTCTTCTTCGCCGCCCATATCATCTCCCATATCAGGAGCCATTTCATCTCCCATCGGAGGAGCCATATCAGGACCCGTATCAAATGCGCCTGCACCACCTTGACCAGTGATTGTATTCAATGCACCTTGTAATTGTGTTTTAGCTTGTGTTAATGCGGCAGCTAACGTACCTAATGCTTCACTAGTCTGAGCACTGAATTGTTCACCTTCATTAGTACCGATTTCGCTGTTAACGCTATCTGTTAATGCAGGTAATTCTTTTACTAACATATCACTAACTTCTTCAACCATTTTCTGAACGCTATCAACCATATCCTGTGCGGCTAGAACAACTTGAGATTTCTCAACTTCTTCATTCTCTACTACGATTCTGGAACTGTACATAGGCATAGCTTTTAATTCACCATAATGATGACCCAAAGCTTGTTCCATAAATACAAGTTTCATATATGAAGGACTAGTTTGGTTCGTACCAGTTTCACGTGTTTCTTGTATAAGGTTACGAACCTTAGATAACATCGTGCGTGTCTCAGATAGAGACATTTTTGTTAAATCCAACTTGACCGAGTATTGCTCATTCAATGCTTTAGTTGCAAGTGTAGATTTTTTTAAATTAAATTCTGTAAGTTTCATATTGGTATCCCAAAGTCTATAAAGTATTTATCTTTCCTATTAAGTTTTTGAAGTCTTAAGTCGGTTATAATTCCAAGTTTTTGTTTGATTAATATAGCTCGAAAGCTCATTAATTACTGTCTTTTGCTTGTATTTGTCTTCAGTTAGTTTAGCCAAATACATCAATTTTGTTTCTGAATCTTTAGCTTTTTTATACATTTTTTCGTGTATTGTCATATCAACGTTAATGCTTATCAATGATTTATCCAATGACTGTACACGCTTTGCCTGATGTATCCTATTTGTCTTATCAAACATACACCAAGAAACAGCATTTTTTATGTTGCAAAAATTAGCTATTATTTCATTGTTAGTTTCAATGTTAAAGCTATCTTTTTCAATTCTTTTTATTATGTATTTTCCATACAAACTATAGGTGTTATCTGATAGCTGTACGATCAGGATATCTTTAATAAAGTCAATATTTTTTTCACCAATGACTTTATTAAACTTTCTTTCTAATTCTGATTCGTTAATTTTTTTCATTTTCTATCTCAAAATAGATATTTCTAAGTTCATCTGACGTGTCCAACATCAACGGGAGTTTATCCCATTCAGTTCCAACTTTAAGCATTGGCACTGCATCACAATCTGTATACAATCCACCTAACTCATTAATGCCATCATAGAATACACTAGAATGTTGTATTTCAAATTTAAAATTCCAGCACTTATGAATTTCGTTTTCTTGTTGTGCAAACAAGAATCCAAATTTGTCAAATTCAATAAAATTAATAGTGATTTGTTTAGGCAGTGAAATTACGTCTGGTTGTGAACGTAATGATATTACTTGTAATATAGTATCATAATTGCACTGAGTGTTACGTTTTTTTATCCATAACATATCATCATCTGCTGTAGGTCTTGAGCGATTAAGAACACCGGTCGCAGTGATATCGAACAAGGTATAGCAAGAAATAATGTAACTCATATAGACTATTTATAGAGGCAAAAAAACCCGAGAATAAATCCCGGGTTGTTTTGATTAGGTTAAAATTAACCTGTGAATGTAGCAGTAGCTGTAACTGTACAACCTTCAACAGCGGCTGTCAAAGCTGTGTCTAAAGATGTAGTTGTCCATGCGGCAACTGGATAAACAGCAACAGCTAATGTATCATTAGTGTCATCTGTATACTCATACATATAGATTGTAGCTAATTGTTGAATAGTTTGAACAGCTACGTTCAACTGAGTTGTTGTCAATGCACCTGTGAAAGTGATTGTGAAGAAGTCCAATTTTGGACCTTGTGGCTGAACTGTTGCTCCAGAAGTAACTGCATTAACACCGCTGTTTGTATAGTCAGGTGCGTCATAGTTAATGACTGGTAAGAAGTCGCCGTTTACACGTGTAAATTGTGCCATGATAAATTTCCTTTAAGTTAGTGAGCGTATTAGCTCTACACTTATTTATGCCTGGAACGAAAAAAAGTCGGTTTTGGTTATCTTCTAGCAGCCAAATTTTGACGACTAAAGCCCATTCTATCCACAAATTTAAGCCCGTGACTTACAAAACCCTCTTGAGTTTGTGTGCCATCCTGTAAATATCCTTTTACAGGAGCTGTTTCTGCGGCTTTATTAAGCTGAGTTACGATAGACATTTTAAGATTATAGATAGCAATCCATATGCTGAAAGCACCAACTAATCCTGCTTTGTTTTCCTGAAGATGCTGTGTAATCTTATTACGCATACTATCTGTCATTGGTCTACTGTTGAAGAATTCCATAAAGCCATCTAATAGATTATTCAAATCACCTGAAACAATTTTCTTGTTAATGTAAACTGTAAACAATTGATTGAACGTATTTCTAGCCTGAGGGGCAGTAGACATTAATTTTTCTACTGCTTGACCGTATTTTGTTATCTCAGACTTAGCTTTTTTGAGCAAAGCTGTATCTATTTTTAGATTAGGTGTAATCGGCATCTTAGCGGGTAATATAGCTACATCACTATTATTTTTAAGATTACCTATTGTTCCATCTAACGGAACTGCTTGGTCAGTAGTTAATGCATTAGGTTCAATATACTGATGTACTACAATACCTGAGGTCTTACCTTTAAAGAAATTTCCTAATTCACTGTCAGCGTCAACTGTATAAGTAATACCATTTGGATTAGCTTTGAACGTGTATAGACCATTCTGTTCTTGCAGTGGTTGCTTAAACAACAAATCACCCCAATAATAGCCCTTACTTCTATCTGCCTTTTCTAGCCCAGGCCAAATTTGTGCAATTATCTGATGTAAGTCCGATCTATCTACACCACGTTCCTGATCATATTGTGCAAACTGTTCAGGACTAAAAACCTGACGACCTGATAAGTCTTTCTTATTGAACATATGCTTGTCCATAATACTGAACTTTCCATTAACTCCTCGACCAAAAATCAATGCAGGATATCCATCCCATTTGATTGTTATTTTATCTGGGTTGGCTACAGTATCAAACATTGCTTGTACAGCACGATTGGCACCTTCAACCCCACCTAAAAAAATCAAATCTTCCGGATGATCTAAGTGACCCTTATCTTCTGTCAAAGACATAGTGTTTACTTTGTCTCTAAGTAAAGCTAATGATTCAGATAGATTCATTTAGATTTTACCTTGTTGTTTTGCAAGTGCTAGCAACCTAGCAGTTGCTGGATCATTAGCTGGAGAAGTCACACCACCTACAGATACAGCATTAGGATTAGCAACAGGGGCAACCTTAGGTTTGCGTGTAGTAGTTGCTTTCTTCACCGGGGCCGCCCTTACCTTAGGTGCCACTTTAGGAGCCACTTTAGGAGTAGCGATAGGGGCCTGTTGAGGAGTAGCAGATGCTGTTATTGAAACTGCATATAACAGTTTACCCAAATCTTCTAGTGAGTTTGGACTACCATTACTAGCATTTAAAATAGCATTATCTACTTCCTGTTGATATGCAGACATATCAACGTTTTTCATAAATGCAGTTACCATTTTGCTAATAAACTTCTGTTTAGCTAGTGGGCTATTAATCATAGTACCTGCACTAGCTAAACCAGCATTTGTTTTATCAACGAAATTCTTTGCAAAGATTTTAGCAGTTTGAGATTCAATATTAGTACCACTAGTTACAGCATTTCCTAACTTTTGACCTAACCAATTCGCACCCTTTTGTATAAGAGTAGAGCCAATGCCCTCATATAACTGAGGTTTTATTTCATTAATCTTCACGGTTTTTCCTTAAACTTTTAGAAAATCTATCACTATCTTTGCTTTTGATAGCACTCAATAGCTTACGTTCTAGTATTTGAGCCTTCTCACCGTCATATTGAGTATTAATAAGTTCAATCAAATTAATAGCACTGGTAATGATGTTGTGGGCACGGTTTTCAATAATATGTGACAAGTCACGATTATTACCCAATGATTCCAATTCTTCCAAAAGGCTGCGAGTTTTACGTTGCATATAGATATCCTGTATTATATTTATGCTTAGTGCTGGCCTTTAATAGTTGCTAGCATTGCCTTTAGTCTAGGGCTCTTGACCTCTACTTTAGGCGTTGAAATTGCATTTGCGTCAATTTCTACTCCTACTGTACTCTTTACAATTTCTCCAGTAGACGAATCTACACTCTCAACTACAGTAGATTGTGTTTTAAGATAGCTCATAATATTGTTAGAACTAGGTTGAGTTGCAGGTCTATAACTGTCATCACCTTCGCCCCCGTTGTCACTGATACGCATAGTTTCAATATTATACTCTAAATCAATCTTTTGACCTACACCAGTTGAACTACGACTTTTCATACACTGAATCTGATACTTTCCACGCTCTCGCATACTACGACTTGTGAAGATGCCGAATACATTGTCAGCAGTATTAATCTTACTAATACCACCTGCAATATGACTATGGTCAAACTCAATCTCATCAACTGCACTACGATTCAATTGACTTGCCGTTACCATAAGTATTCCTAATTCTTTAGCAAGATTGCGTAGTTCTTCCGCTACATACTTGTCTTTGATAAACTGATCATTTGGATTGACTTTAACACTTACCGGCATTACCAGATCCAAGTAGTCAATCATCACAAAGTCAATTTTAATACCTGTTTGAATTTGTACTTCTTTCAAGTAAGCACGGATATCATTGACATTGCTTTGTGCTGGTAAACTCTTAACACGATACTTTCCTGACTTCTTCCCGATCATCTTAACACGTAG